TTGAAATCTGTTAACTTTTTATCACTATAGGATGATGTACCAACACCATAATTAGTTGTAAACGTTATAGTATTGGTTTCGTTAGTACCTACTGTTTTGAAAACAGCTTTAAGTATATCGTTACCTAATGTTGAATTACCCCATGATTCATTGGAATTTGGGTCTTGTATTTTATAACTTAAGTAAGTGTTAAAATCGGTACTATTTTTACCAGGTGGTATATTAGTGAATATTAATGAACCTTCCGTAGTGTCTGGGTCAATTTTCATTATGTCGAAAAAATCTATTTTTGATACATTAATTTCGACACCAGTACCGCCACCTTGGAACCATGCTGGTATTGATGGGTTTATACTACATGAGACCATTTCTTTTAATTCACGTTTTAACCCATCTTTAATTGCATCTTCTATTTGGTCTAACCTATAAGTGATTGTATCAATGATGTGTTCTTTTAAAGCTTCAACACCAGCTAAAGAAGTGACTAAATCAACTAAAAAGTTGGTACTATTGTTCTCATTATTGATTGAGGATAAAGAATCAAGTTTAGATAATTTAGGGAAATCATCATTTAAAACATTTAAAGCTGCTATGTTTCCAAAAACATCTCTTTTTTGGTCTATTATACTCATAATTACTCATCATTATCATTATCTACATCATCATTTGATGACTTTTCAATCATTTTTCTGATTTGTCTAAAATCATTCATATCAACCTTACCACCAGTTCTTTCTTTGACAGCTTCTTGAGCATCACCCTTATGTTTTATGATATCGTTTTGTAGTTTAGCAATTTCTAACTTAACTTTCATCGCTGAATCTTTAATTTTAAGAGCATCAGTTTTACCCTTCGCAATCTTAGTTAAATCATCGACATCTTCTGGTTCTGCTGCATTAGCCATTTCATTCATAGTGTTTTGAGCTTCACTAATATTGGCACATGCATCGTTATAAGTCTCTTGTAAAAGTCCTTCGAGACTAGTAATATCATTATATTTTATTTGTTGTTTTTTCTTACGTGGCATCTTATTCTTTTTATATAAATATGCGGATAAAGCGTTTTTTTAATCAATTCCGTTTTCCAACCCATCAATCTTAATAAAAGAATATAATTCTTTATACCTCTTCATAGCTAACCTAATATCTTTTGTACTTAATCCAGTATAATTCCTCATACTTTCTAAAACTGAGTTTTTATTGAATTTAGTACCACCAGCCATTAAGTCTAATGTATTTTCCCAATCTTTTAATATATCAATTAACGCTAAACCTACTTTTTCTTCGTTTTCAGTTATTTTTTTCTTACCAATAACACTATCACTCTTTAGTTCATTTTCAATACTATCAATCAATTTATCGATAAATTTTTTTATCGTAAATGACCCATCATCCAATTCATATTGAAAGTCTGAATCTTCTTCCAGGTATGGGGATACGTCTTCATATGAAGACACTTGTTTAATTTTTTTCTCATCATTGATGAGTAACCCTAAAATATAATTTTTACATATGGTTCCGTAATAAGAATAAGCTTTCTTACCTTTAGAATTTTCAAATTTATGAGCTTTTGTCATTAGGAAAGAAAGGGTGTCCGTATGTAAGTGTTCAAACGTCTCAACCTTTCTATATAGTTTATACTTCCTAATTATTGATTCAATCATTTTATCTAGTGGTTCTCTTAACCACTCATTGTAGATTGCATTCCTTTCTAATTCATCCTCTGTATTTAAATAATTTAAAACAGCTTCTTCTTGTTCGGGACCAAAATAAAGTGCGTTCTTTCTTTTTCGTCCTCTTTTATTAGCCATTTTGGATTAGTTTACTTCTTCCGCTTTATAAGTTATATCCCTTTCGTTATCGAAATAATATTCCTTCTTAGCTTGACTTAACCACCAGTTAGCTTCAACTGGGTCCATTTCATTCTTATAGTTGTTGAATAATGAACCTTCTCTTTGGTTTAAGTGTTTGTACCCGAATCTTGGGATTACCATAACTTTAGCATCCTTGAATGTCATTCTAAGTAAGAATTCATAAATGAAAGTTAATTTGATGTTTGATTTAAAACCACCAAAGTCTTCAAAAATTTCTTTCTTCATAGTAATACCATCGATATTGAAGTTTTGGAATGAAAGTAATGCATTGTTGTCTAATAAACCTAACTCATCTGAAAAACTATTTGCCCATACCGCTTCATTAGTAAGACCCATGAAACCATTGTCAGCAGCATTAACATCAACAATGATAGGCATAAAGATATCGATTTCATCATGCGCTTCTCTATACGTAACTACATTAGCGAACCATTTGTCTGAATATTCGTCATCAAATTCAAGGATTGAGAACCATTCAGTCTTACATTCAGAAACACCGTAATTCATTTGAGATGCGAAGTCAGTCTTACCTTCATTTGATACGATTCTAACTAAACTTTTAACAGTACCAAAATCAAAGTCTGTTAGAAATTTTTCAACTTCAGAACCCTTTGGTACAACAATAAGTAATTCATCTGGTTTAGTTGTTTGTTTACCAACACTTTCAATTGAATTCTTAAATAAAGTAATGTTTGATTCACCTACTAACTCATGAATAGGTAATATAACTGTAATATTTGTTTTTTTCTTTGCCATAATATTTTTATTATTTAGTTGATTGAGTTTCTAATTCACTCAATTGCTCTAAAGCGTTATTAAATTCTTCTTTTCTATCAGTCACTAATGTAGACCAAACTTTTTCGATACCCTCTCTTTGTTTTTCAGTGGTATAACTACCCTTAGTTGATTCCATACCTTCTATAAGGTCAGTTGGTAGGTTATCTTCTAACCAAACTTTCATGAAAGTACCAATAAGCTCTGGAATATTAAGAAGTGTGTTAGTCCAAACACCATTGTTTTTAATTTTACCATTATTATTTTCATCAACCTCTTCCATCCATTCTGGAATCATGTTAGGCATTTTACCAATAACTGGTGTATTACACTCCATAGCTTCAAGTGGAAATGTACCAAACCCAGCCACATCATCAACCCATACAGCTAAACAAGATTTACCTAATTCTTCAGCGAATTGCTCTCTTGGAAGTCCTCTAAGTTCTTTAAAAGTAACCCATTTATAAAGTGGGTTTTGTAAATAAAATTGTTTTGCAATTTTAGCAGCTTGTCCTTGTTCTCTAGCCACAATACTGATTACAGGAATCTTAGGTTTATCGGATGGTTTGAAATATTCTGGAATACCTACTGGTGAAATATGAGTTTTTAAACTAGGGAATAATGTCTTAACATATTCAGCTTGTTTCTCAGAAGTTGTAATAACATCATTAAAACCATAGTCAGTCCATCTTCTACCTAGTGGTAATAATTCTAACGCATAAGCGTAACTTTGTGATAAAACAACTTTCTTACATGGAAATTGTTTAATTTGGTCCATAATATTAGAAAAGATTTCTGGAATCACTATGAAATCTTGTGAACCAACGTTTAATTGTTGAGATTCAATCGACATATGTGGTAAGTTAGCATATTCTGCCCCCAACCAATCAGATAACCCCATACCTTCAGCGTCACCATGTAATTTATAATCGTTTTTTTCATGTAGAATATAGGCTCTATAACCTAAATCATTTAAAACCTTTACGTGTTCGTAAATAGTGGCAACACCAGCAGTAGGGTTACCTTTTGTGTCAAGTGTGAAGAAATATAACCCAAAATCCTTAGTATCTAATTTTGAGATTATTGCTTCTACTTGTTCTTTTTGTGCAACTGTTTGTTCAGACATTTTATTAATTTTAATTTATTATTATCGTTATTATTCAATTTCTTTTATTATACCATACTCCAAAAGGGTATTAAATGCTAATTTAAAAGGTAATGTTGTTTTAGCAAGAGCCCTATCAATACCTAAATCATCGTCTAATTCTTCATTATACATTAACACCACTTCAATAAACATCCTAATCATTTCATACTTAGGACCATCAATTTCTTTACCCTTAAAGTATTCCTTTGTTATTTCTTCAGAACCAACTTTATTACCTTGGTTATGGTAACTAATTTTAAGTTCTTTTTCTTCCATCTTTTGAGATTTTAGTGAATCATCAAAAGTTAGTAATTTGTCCATTGCCGATAAATCAACAATATAATATACCCCACCAATTTCTAACATATTATTCTTCTATTTCTTCGTAACTTGTTATTTTAGTATTTAAGATTTTATCCCTTAAATCTTCATCTTTAATGAACACTAATAAATCATCTAATTCAAAATCAGATTTAGCGTGTTCATTGTATGTAGATTTGATTTTAATTGATATTTTGTCTTCTGGTTTTGTTTCAAGAGCCTTTGGGTTTGCAGTGATTAGAACGTCTACATCATCCCACATATCTCCATGGTTTTGTGTGAAGATGATTTTATCTGCACGACAACCTAATTTAGACAAAAAGAAATACGTGGATGGTATGCTTTTAACCGCTTCTCTAGATACAATTATGATTTCGTGTTCTTCATCATCCTTAATATCCATGAGGAACATGTTGAACTGATTCATAATGTTTTCGTGTAACTGGTCTGCATGACCAAAAATTTCCAATGCAGCTTCCAAATAAAGAAACTTATTCATTTCATCAACAGAATCAAACTTAAAATGTTCGATTAAGTCGAAACTAGTTACTGGATTTTCTTTTAAATCAATAGGACCGATATACTTCTCATACGTATATGCGAACTGACCTATAAAATCCCTTAATACTTCGTTTAAATCTACCCCTATTTTCATATTATCCATAATAAGGGTAATTTCGGTTAAAGTAAACCTTAAATTTTAAAATTTTTCTTGAAAAAGATTTTTATCTTCCTAAGAGTTTTATTTTGTTTCTTTTTTGGTTTAATATGGTTTGGTTTTACTTTAGGTTTTATTTCTTTAACATTAATGGTTGGGACATTATTTTCCACCGTATCATAGTTCTTAAGAATCTTACTAATAATTGGGTTCCTTACGATATCATCTTTATCAAATTCAAAGAATCCAATCTCTTCAACATTCTTATGTCTATTCATAGCATCATAAAGACCACTATCTTTAACATTCTTAAACCTATCCGATTGGTCTAAGTCACCCGAAAGAATAAACTTAGTATTTTCACCAATTCTAGTAAGAAGTGTTTTAACTTGCTTAGGGGACATGTTCTGTACCTCTTCCATAACAAGTATTGAATTATCGATAGAAGACCCTCTGATGTAAGCTAAAGCTTCTACAACGATAACTTCCATCTCTTCTAATTTAACCCTATTAGCTTTACCTATAATTTTATCGATGATATCAACAGATGATTTAATATATGGTTCCATCTTATCTTTCATATCACCAGGTAGGAAACCATGTTTCTCATCAGCTTCTATCGCTGGTTTAGATATGATTAACTTTTGGTAAGGGTTTGTTTTATTTTGTAACAATTCAATTGCTCTTGCAATAGCAACATAACTCTTACCAACACCAGCTGGTCCAGCAGCTATAACGATTTCCTTATCAGTAATAAGATTCGCAAATTCTTTTTGTTTTATATTTTTACACTTAAGTCTGTGTCTTGTTTGGAGAATTTGATTTACTGGACTCTCCATAGTTTCATTATTATCTGTAACCTTTCTATTTGTTCTTCTCGTACTTTTTGCCATATATTAATACTTACTTTCTTTTTTAGAGTATTTCTCATCTAATTCTTTGAGTCTATACTTTTCTAATAAATATTCACCATTTACAATAACGTCAGCTTTAAATTTAATCACATAGTGACCATTGAACTCAACTATCTTATCAAACCCAGTTATTTTGTATTGGTATTGATGAAAATCTTTAACACCTATAGATTTATATGTTGTAAACCCAACACCACTAATTTCTATCATATCTGATACCCTAGGGTTTTTAATAACTCTTTTTAATTCAGATAAAAACATTCTTGAAGTCCTATCATATTCGTCTGGATAAATGCTGACATAAAATTCTAAAAGTTTTTCAGAATCATTTATTTTTCTAACATTTAATTTTTTAGTATATTTTTCTATTTCAAATTTTGGTCTTAAATCTCTAATAACCTTAATAGGTTTCTCACCCCTTATTGATGAATGATAACTCTCACTATCAATTACACCAAGTGTTGTGGTTGTAACACCACTAACTTCTTTTATGTTAGCTTTACGTTCTTCTAGGTCATAAATTTTCATTTCATCATTAATGACATCCATACCCCCTAGAGTCACTTCTTTATTATCAATAACCATTTCAAGTGGATAATCATCAAAATCATCAATCTTAACTTTTCTAAGTCTAACTTGCATAGCTACTGGGTCCACTTTTTTAACATCAAGTGTATGGTATCCTTCTTCATCTACACTAAGACTAGAAATCAACATCTTATCAGAGGCTTCAAGAACCTTGAACATTCTCCACCTAAGTTCTTTTACTTCTTGCGTTATCTCACCTCTATCAAGGGCATCTGCAAGTGTACCTTGATTATACTTTTGTTCATGACCAATAATACCTTCAAGTTCTTTCGATGTTTGATTAAGTGTGTCTCTCTCAACACTAGCTGTTGCTAACGCTAAGGCAGCCATTTGCCTTTTAAACCAATTAGTAATTTTTTTCATCATTTTCTAATATTTGGATAATTATCTTCAAACCATTTAACAGTTTCTTTTATACCTTCTTCAATTGGTGTGAATTTATAACCTGGTAAATATTCCATTATTTTACTATTATCACT